TCCGGGATCTGGGAATCTACCCCGGACCAATTCAGAACGGCAAATTAACCTGGCAGGAAATTGTGGATTATTGGGAGGGATGGTATTGGGCGCTTAAAGCCAGGCCGGATGAATACCCGCGCATTTCCAGAAGTGAGGTCAATGAGGTCATCGAGAAGAGTTTTGAAGAGCTGCGCGAAAGGATGAGAATCAAAGCCCGGCCGATGCTATCTCTGGTCAGGGAGGCTATGAAGGAAGCAAAAGGAAAACCTAATGGATGAAGATCAACTAATTTTAAACGGCTGGAAAGATATTTGCAAAGCCTGCGGAATAAAATCCGTCAAGACAATGAAAAAAAAGGCCAAAAAATATAAAATTCCCATCATCTGGCTCGATGGCAAACCGACCATTTCAAAACAAGTACTGCTTATATACTTCTCTAACCTGGCAAAAATAAAAAATACAAAATCGTTGGCAGAATCATAAAGATATGCATTTTGACCTAAAATTACCCGCATTTTACCCACATTTTACACTCATTTTACCCACCCCGATGCCCTTGACGACCAGACAATTATTTGTTCTTCTTAACTCATGGCTCTTGAACCAACGCCAGAAGAATGTCAGAAGGCGGCCGATCGAGCTCTCGAGGCGATCCGCAAGGAAATGGAGGCCGAAGGGATCGATGGCCGCTATCTCGCTCGGAAGCTCAAGCGGGAGCTCAACGCGAAGAAGATTGAGGTCTTTAAGGCGAAAGTCCTGAAGAGAGGGCCGAAGGGGAAGATCATAGAAGCCGAGGAGCTAATCTATTCAAAGCCTATGATTGATTGGCAGACGAGGCAGCGGGCGAGGCAGGATGCCCATAAACTTAGGGGAGACTATCCGCCCGTCGAATTTTCCGGGCCTGGCGGGGGGCCCATCCAGCATAAACTCTATATTGGAGTGGACGGCAGCAAATACCCGAAGGGGGAGGATGAGTGAGGAGCGGCCATGAGGGCATACAGCTATTCTGTGGCCGAGTGGCCGGCGCTCAAGGCGGCCATGGAAGCAACCGAGCCATCCGTGCTATTCTGCGGCCCGTGGGGATCGGGAAAGACAAGGCTCCTCGCGGAGAAAGCTTATTGGCTCTGCGGCCGGTATCGGGGCTACAAGGCGGCACTCTGCCGCAAAGAGCTAAAGCGCTTGAAGCGGACAACATGGAAATGGCTGATCGATTTCGTGATTCCGCCCCATATCATGCGGAGATCGCGCTACAACAAGCAGGAGGTCGAGATTTTGCTCCCTAACGGTTCTGAGATCCATGGCTGCGGGCTTGACAATCCGCAGAAGCTCGCCTCTACCGAGTATGGTTTCATCGGCCTCGAGGAGGCGACAGAAGTGATCGACGAGATCACCTTCGCCTGGATTGAATCGAGGGCGAGACAGCCGGGCGTGCCGTTTCACCAAGTGATGTATGCCTGTAACGCAGGCCCACCGTCGCATTATTTATATCAGACCTATTATGTCAAAAAGCCCCGGGACGAGGCCGGAAGACCGCTCACGAGGCTTATTGAGGGCGAAACCCTCTGGCCGATGCTTCCTCCAAGCTACAAAAGGCGGCTGACAATGCTCAAGGGAAGATATCGGGAGAGGTTCCTCGAGAATAAGTGGATTGGCTATGAAGGGCTAATCTATGACGTCTTCAACCCGGGGAAGATGGTCATCCCGAGGTTCCGGATACCCCAGGATTGGGATTACGTGATCGGCATAGATTTCGGATTTCATTCGCCGTTCGTCTGTCAGTTTTGGGCCGTAAGCCCCGATGGGGTCTGGTATCTCGACAAGGAGATTTACCAAAGCCAAAGGACAGTAAATGCGCATGCCCGGACGATCATCGAGCTCATGGAGGAACGAAATCTGATCCGAAGGGAAAAGGGAGGCGGCCAGGGTAAAGAGAAGAAACCCAGGGCCTATGTCGCTTACTCCGATCACGACTCGGAGGATCAAGCGACGCTCGAGGAGTATGGGATCTCAACCCTTCCTGCCGATAAGAATGTGAGTTCAGGCATCCAGGCCGTCTATAATGCCATGAAGGCTGGCCGAATTTTCTTTTTCGAGGATGCGCTCTGCGAGCGGGACCCCGGGCTCGAGGCGGCGGGCAAGCCGACCTGCACTATCGAAGAGATCCAGGGATATATTTGGAAGACAGATGCCAAGGAAGAGCCGCGGAAGGAGAATGACCACGGCTGCGATGCGATGCGCTATGCTTTTTATTCGCGGGAGCAGGCCCCAAAGCCAGGCTTTTTCGTCGTGCGAGGAGGAGAAGATGGCAATACTCGACCGAATGCTTTCGATCTTTGGGCTGGCAAGGTCGGCTAAAGAAAAGGCCATTGCCGCGCCTCAGATCGGAGCTATCATCGGAAGCTATATCACGCAGGCACTCGCTGCATCCGATGCGGAGATACCCTATAGCCAGCTCATCGATGCTTATAAATCCTGGGTCTATACCTGCATCGACAAGATCGCAAAGAGCGTGGCCATGATTCCGCTCAAGCTCTACATCTACAGGCGGAAGGGGCAAAAAGTCTCCGATCTATCGTGGCGCGCCCACTACAGGGCCGCCGATCAAGCCGAGCGGAGATACATCCTCAAGCAGATGCAGCTCGAGAGAGAGCAGATCCTCGATCATCCTTTCCTCGACTTGATCCAGAAGCCGAACGGGATCATGACGCGTTTTAGCCTATGGTATGAAACCATGGTGCGGCTCGAAGTGGGCGGGAAATGCGGATGGTATCTTCCAAAAAACAAGCTCGGCCTGCCCCAGGAAATAATCCCGCTTCCTCTGACCAAATATGCGAGCTTAAAACCAAAGGTTTCCTCCGACCTAGAGATCGAATACTGGTCCTACAGGGATGGCAATATCGACCGCAGGTTCCTACCGGATGAGGTGCTCTTCATACACTATCCGCATCCGGCATCACCATTTTACGGGATGTCGCCACTCATCGCGCAGGCGTACCCTTACGATATCGATCTTTTCCTCATGCAGCAGCAGCGGGCATTGTTAGCAAACCAGGCGGTTCCTGGGCTCACGATGACGACGGATCAGAAGCTTACCAAGGCGCAGGCAGAAGAACTCATGGGGTGGATCAAAGAGCAATACGGCGGACCGCTCAAAGCCGGAGATACGATGATTTTTCATTCCGGGCTCAAACCCGAGAAGGCCGCTTTCACGGCGCGCGAGATGATGATCGATGAGGTGGCGCGCTATGCCAGAGAGAAGCTCATCTCTGCTTTTGATCTCAGTGAAGGGAAGCTCGGCCTCGTGCGAGATGTCAACCGAGCCAATATGGAGGCCCTCAATGAGACCTTCGTCAACGAATGTCTCAGGCCGAAATGTATGCTCATCGAGGAGGTCATCGAGACATTTCTTCTCCCGCGCTATGACGAAGGGCTGACCTGCGATTTCATTCTCCCCGACCTTTCGGAAAGAGAGATTCTCCTCAAGGAGCGCGAGCTGAATTTGAAGAATTACTATACCACGATCAATGAAGAACGGGAGAAGGAAGGAAGGCCTCCCGTGCCGTGGGGAGATAAACCCTGGGCACCATTTAACTTAATGCAGCTCGACGCGGGCAAAGGAGCGGCGGCGATGCCTCCCGGGGAGAGGACCGAAGAGGATGCCTTCTGGGGATCAGGCGGGGGCGATGAAGGGTGAGGCGAGAATTCTGGACGCTCGAGCGAAGAGATATTGCATGGAAAATCTTTGCGCGGAGGTCCGAAGAATTCGAGCAGTGGATGATCGGGCCGTTCCGGGAAATTTTTCGGCAGGAGCTCGAGGCAGTTCTGGCCAAACTCCCGAAGGCTGATAAGGAGAGCTGGCGAAAGGTGAATATTGATAAGGAGATAGAGCAAAAGAAGCTCGTGGAGACCGCAACACCATATATCCAGGAAATCATGGCGCGCTATGGGCAGGAGCGGCTCGAAGATATGCTTTCCATGAAAGCGGCGGTGTTCAGATTCAACGTAAACGATCCCGCTGTTAAACAATGGATCGGGGACCGGATGGCCCGATTTTCGCGCCAGGTCACCGGGACGACATTCGACGAGATAGCAGAGATCATAAAAGCCGGCTTCGGCGAGGGGCTTCCCCTCTCGACAATCGCCCAGAATCTACGGGACAAATTCGCCATCTGGAATAAATATCGAGCGCCTTTAATGTCGAGAACCGAGACGATCTCGGCTATGAACCGGGCGGATATTTTCGCCGTCGAGCAGGCGGGACTCAAGGAACAGCTCAAAAAGCATTGGTTAAGCGCGAGAGATTCCTATGTCAGGGAAACACACCGGCAGGCGGAAAAGAGATACGCGGCCGGCATAGAGGTCGATAAGATGTTCATAGTGGGCAGGGATTCGATGCTCGCTCCGGGGCTCGGCAGCGATCCTCGGGAGAACATCAACTGCAGGTGCGCGCTGTACTACAGCAAAGTAGCCATCGGAGAAGAGATTCCATACGATCCGAGCATTGCCGCCACGACGATCCAGGAGGCCCGGGAAAGATTGGCCGCATTAAGAGTCGAGAAACTGACCTTAGGATCCCAGCCGGAGGAAGAAGCGATAAAACAGGCCAATTTTGTCTGCGAAGAACTGCTCCGCATCAAGAAACGGATTCCGCAGATAGAAAAGATTTTAGGAGAAGGTTCATGGATACGCGAGCTTGGAATCGAAAACGTTGAATATTTAAGGATCAAAGAGGGAAATGAGGTATCCGGGATATGCTGGGAGATTAAGAAGGTAATTTATCTTGCCGGAAGGCTGAAGAAGATTCATGAATTGACCCCAGGTAAATATGCCGTATCCTATGATTTTATGACTATTTTTAGGCATGAATTAGGGCACATTGTATATAAAGCGATGAGCCCAGGGGACCAGAAAATCTGGGGGCATTTTTGGTCAGTAATGGACAAAGAAAAAATAAAAAGCATGATTTCGATTTATGCGGCTGTCCGAAACGAAAGGGAATTTTTCTCGGAAGCCTTTGCGATGTTTACATCCCCGCTCTACCGGACTAAAATGCTGCCTGAAGCGGTCGAAAATTTCTTTAAAAGAGTATTTGGCCCAAAAAGAGGGAGGAAACTGATGAGCGCAGATATCAGAGAAAAAATGGAAGAAACCGCATCCGCGGTCCTTAGAGAACCAGAGTGCTCGAAGCGCAGGTGCAAGCATTTCAGGGGAATCAGGGATTTAGGCGAAAAGCCGGAAGAGGACAGTCTCCCGTATGGGAAGTTTGTATGTGAAGCTTTTCCTGAGGGAATTCCTCCAGAGCTTGCTTACTGGAGGATTGCCCACACGAAGCCATATCCGGGAGATCACGGGATCCAATACGAGGAATTGCCGGAGGGTGAAGAAGTGCACTGGTTTTAGTTGATCCAAAAACCCCATCCGTTGGCCACGGCTCTGGGGACGAGGGCTCCAAGTTAGAGAAAAGCGCCTACCGTGCACGGCGGTATGGCGCTTTTCTTTTTGGGGCGGGAAGGAACCGAAAGCCATCCCGGGCAGGGATGCGGAAAAAGGGAGGAGAAGATGGAAATCGAGCATAAAACCTTCGAAGCCGAAGTAAAAGAATTCAACGAAAAAGATCTGACCGTGGTCCATTTCATCTCGACCGAGCGCAAGGACCGCGGGGGGGACATCATGCTGGCCGACGGGATGAAAATCTCCGGGCGGCCCGTGGTTCTCTTCGGCCACGGCTGGGGATCGAGGATGGGAACCGAGCCGATCGCCAAGCCTATCTGGATTCGAAAGGGAGAGTTCAAAGGCCGAAAGGGAATCATGGCGAAGACCAAATTTTTCCCCGACGAAGATGGAAAAAGGCTTTGGGCTAAGGCCACCCAGGGATACATGCCTAACTGGTCCATCGGCTTCATCCCGCTGAAGAAGGAAGACTTCCGGGATGGCGATGGCTTTGGGAGAAAAATTACCGAGTGGGAGCTTTTAGAATACAGCCCCGTCGGCGTTC